ATGCACTATGTAGACCGCCTTTATTCTTTATGGCTCCCTTTATCCACTTTTTCATTATTGAGTCATTTGTTGACCCTCTTGTGGCAGAGGTTGCCCGACTGGTTCCTGCACGGGTGGTGCGGGTCTGAATATCTGTCCTGATTGAGTTTCTATGTAGTCATTTATCGCTTCCTGCATATTGGGAATACGGAGCATCTTATAAAGAGTTCTAAGTCCGATAGCTTTGTTCTGCCATAGAATAGCGGCATTTTGCTTGATAGACGCTTCATCTTCCTTCAAGGTAGAACCGAGTCTGACTAACGGTTTCACGTTTCCTATCTTGTCTCCCGTGAAATCTTTGACGAAACGTATTCCGTCCTCGCCGAGAATGGTAAATGCTTTCTCTTCGGTGTAGAACAGTTTCATTAACTGAATCCAGTAATTTGCGAGGTCGTCCAAAGCTCTTTCAAACTGGCGAGCCACTTGGTCAATGCGTCCCATATCCGCTTCACGAAGTATCTGTCTTCCGCCCAAAGTTTCCTTGCCCTCACGCTCTCCACGAGTCGTAGAGTGGATTCCAAATACGTTATCAAAGTCCTTTATTGAGAACTCCAAGTCGGAGAACATATAAGCGGGAACTTGTCCGGGGGTTTCAAACCTAATCTTCGTTCCGCTTGCGGCATCACGTCCATACAAAATCGCACCTGGTTCATTAGTGATATTCGCCGCTTCCTCCTCGCTCATTACATCAGAGTCAATTAACAAATAAGGATTACCAACTTTGTTCGTGATGTCTTCTATCTGACGCTTTCGGGTGTTGATGTTGTCCTGTAAGGAAAGACATTGCTGAATGTAATCGGTGTCTCCTATCAATGATTCATCGGTCTCAAACAGGGACTTGATGATATACGGCTTCTTCGGTGCATTGAAGTAGTTCTTCTTTAGGTTCTCAAAGTCGTAATACGGGTTTGGTTTCTTGTCTAGGATTATGTGCCCCGCCTTCCAGCAAACGTATTCGTTAGTCCATACCTCTTGAATGAGATAAGTGGCTTTTCTGATTTTCTTGTCGGACTTGGGTTCTTGGCGAACAGACTTGATTAACTCCTTGGCTTTTTCTTCTCCGAAGTATTCAACAACTCGGTCATAAGCCATCTCCATATCTTCTATGGTGAAAGCCAAGTCATCTATCGTTGTTCCGAACTTAGGAACTCGTATCCTTCGTGCGTCAACATATTTCACGTCCACATCATCATTTCGGAAATCCCAGCAAGCCTTCATTACTCCATATCTCTTAACGAGCATATCCCTTATGAATCTCTCGGAAACAGCTTGGATTCCCACTCTGTCCATTTGGTAGTTCAAGACATCTTGGGTCGCTAGGGCGTTAATTTGCGAAAGGTCATCGTCTCCGCCTGGTTTCAAGATTATGTCAGGAAGTCTCGCTGAAGCGATTGGAATTATCGTTTCAACTGCCATCCATATTCGGTTATCAACTGTCTTGGAGTTCTTTCCTGTTATTCTGTTAGAGTCGGTTTGAATACCGTGATAGTAGGCTAAGTTCTGTTCCCAAATTCTTCTAAGAAGTCCATAGAAATCTTCGCTCTCTTTTTCCCACCTTTTAATTTGGGCGATAAGAGCTTCGTCATCCATTTTGGCATCAAAAGACTCCTTGGCTTCATCCTTGTTTCCCGTGAAAAAATCTTTAATTTCCTTTATCATCTAATTCTTCTTCTTTTTCTAAAACCTTTTTTGTTGTCGACCTTTCGTTGAAATTATCTTTGTAGAATTTATCTCGTTCCTTTTTCTCGTTTGCCCGTTTCTGTTCCCATTTTTCTTTGGCTCTTTCCATTTTCGCCCACTGTTCGGGATACAAACTTTTGAATCGCGGTTCGCTTGGCTGGACTAAATCGTCTCTGTATTTATCTCTTTCAATTCGCATCTTCTTTGACTTTCTAAAATATGGGTCTAAGTGTTTGTCAGTTCCATATCTGACACATTCTGTCTTACATTTGGGACACTTGGCAATAAACCACTTTCCCCATTGATTTTCTCGGACAAAGTATTCCGCTTCAAAGTCTCCGTGTCGGTCGCAATAAAAGTCAATCATTGAGTTTTATAAATCCGGTTCTTATTTTCATCTTCGGTTCGTGGTCAACCGCCATATACACTCCGGGACGAACTTCTTCTACGACTATTCCGGGGCGAGTTTTGATTGGCAAAGTTTTGTTCTCATTAGATTTCTTGAATCCACCGCTTCGGTATTTCATCAGCCAATACAACGAATAGACACAAGCGTCAACCATATTATCCGCATCACCGTTAGGGAACGCAATAAGTTCTTGATACAAGTCGGTGTTCTTGACTTCCACAAGTTTCTGCTCAAAGAGGTGAACCACTTGCATTAAACGAGTGAACTTGTCTTTAGGTCTCTTGTTGTCTCCCATTCCTATCTCCGCCTCGGAAACAGGGATATAGATTCCTTTTTTTCGGGATTCTTTAATCAAATCGTCCTTAAATACCTTCTGAAACGCCACAGATTCAACTAAAACTCGGTCAGGCTTGTAGGTTTCATACAGATTGATGATTCTTTCTATCTGTTCCGATACTCCCCAGCGTCCTTTTTCAGAAAAAACCTCTCTGAAACCCTCGTCAGTCCTTTCAAACAGACAAAAAGCCCTTTCATCAGAAGAAGTTTTCTCGGAGATAGCAGGGTCTATGGCAAGACAACGAACCACTCGGTCTCCTTTTACCTTGACTCCGTCAAGAAGCTCTGGTTTTACAGGTTGTTCTTCGGTAGAAATCGGGTTATTCATAAACTCCGACTGGAAAGCGTATTCTCCGATTTCTTTTCTTAACTTTTTAAGTGACTCGGTAGACCAGTGTTCCTCCCAAATGGACTTCCCGTCTTCCAATGCCTTCCAGAACTTAACTACGAACTCTTCCTTGACCCTTAACTTGCTTATAAGGGAGAAGTTTGATAAAATAGTACCAACATAAACGAGGTTTTGGTCAGGTTTCAAGGTAGGAATAAGGGTTCTAAAGAACCATTCATTTAACTTGTCACGCTGTTCCTTAGAATAAATCACTTCATCGTCCTCTAAGTCGTCACAGATTATTTGGTCGGGGCGAAATCCTCTTATTTGAAACCCGCGACCCTTGACCCTGATACAAGCCCCGTTAGAAAGAATAATCTGCTCTTCAGTCCACTTATCCGAAGACATATCCCCGAAGTCATCTAAGATTTTCTGATTATTCTCAATTTCATTTCTGATTTTTCTAAGAAGTTCCTTGCCTAAAGCGATAGTAGAAGAAACGATGAAGATGTCTTTCTTCTTGCCATATAATGCGAGCCATATAGGGAAAGAAACCGAGCAAACGGTCGACTTGGCAAAGCCCCTGGGAGCAATAAATAAGATTCTGTTTAGTTGACTATTTAAGGAATTAGTGGTGGATTGTTTTTTTTGTGGAGAAAAATGTGGAGGGGTAATCCTCATACTAGAGGACTCCCCTAGGGTATCCCTCCCCCCTCCCCCATCCTTGTCAGGGGGCTCGTTATTTATGCCTATCCCTGTTTTAAGGGTAGCCATTGATACTAGGGAGGCCATTTCCTTATGGAACATAGCAGGCACATCAGGCATTAAGCCTTTAAGGTATATAGCTTGGAAGTTAGTAAGGCTTTGTTCACCCAGTTGCTTCCTCTTAATGCCTACTGCTTGCCTTAACTGCTCGTATAGCTCTGTTTTCTTTCTTTCTAGTTCATTCATATAATAGGGTTTAATGGCTCAAAAAGGGCTATTTAAGGCGTTAGAAGGACAGAGCAAGGGAATTATGCCTTGTCGCCGGAAGAGAGCTGTTTTAGGGCTTCTAGTTCTTCTAAGATAGAATCAATCCCTTCGTCTATGCTTCCCTCTAAAGAGACGTTTAATACTGCTTTCTTTTCTGGGGCGTAAGAGCCCTTGACTTTGAGGGCTATGTCAACAGCTTGATTTGAGGCGGGAATGTTTTTAGTTTGAGATGCGTTTCTATCTAAAATCTTCTTTATTTTACTATCCGTAAGCCCTGATTCCTCCATAAGTTCAGCTAGGCTCTTTTTTACCTTATCGCTACCTATCAACCTGTTTGCTTTTACATACTGATAGTCTTTATCTAGTTTTACTGATTCCGGCTCTACTTTTCTCATAGCCTTTGTCTTGTTAAATCCGGTATCAATATACGCTTGTGCGAGCTTTCTAGCCTTTAATTGTGTTATTGCCATTTACTCTACTTATATCCCCCTTAATGTTTTTTCTTTGGGATTATATTACTTGGTTTGTTTTCGGGCTTTTAAGGGCTAATTTTGAGGCACGTTTTCCGGCTCAATCTTGGGTTTTGGCTTGATAAGGGTATATTTTGAGGGTTGTGCCTTTTTTACCAGGTCAAGTATTTTTCCTTTGTCTTCTCGTCTTTGCGAGGAGTTTCCTAAATAGAAGCCGATTACAAAAGCGAGGATTACATAAATCATTTATTATATTTTCCTATATATTGCTAATAATGTCAATAAGTCTGTATCGTTATTCTTGTCTGTGGATAAGTGTTAAAACGCAAAGACTTTCTTTTATATTCTGATTTGCCACGGGAGTATCAAGGGAATCCCGCGAAAGGAATAATTATAAAAACATCCCACTTTGACTTGATCGTTAAACCTTAAGAGATATTTATTAAATGCCGTTTTTGTCTCGAATATAATACCATCTGGTAGGCAACCAGACTTCTTTTCCAAACGAGATACCCTCTCTTTTAGGTCGGTAAGACTTTCAAACTTATTTATACTTACAATGTTCATATTTTTATTATTCTTGTTGATATTTCTACCGACCTTTGCTTGGTTAAGGATTTCCTTTTGCTCTTGTCCATCTCTTTTACAAAGTCATCTATGTCTATCAGGATTACTTCTTTTGGTTTTCTCGGCTCGTAGAAGCATATTCCGATATAGGCTTCTCCTTTTAGAGTAAAGCAGTCAAAACTCTTTGCTTTTGCGAACCTTACTGTTGCCGAGCTATAAGGGAAATCCTGTATCTTATGATATAGCCCCGTGCTTTTAACCGCCTTTAATGCCTTAATTTGGTCATCTCTTACCGCCTTAAACGGCATACTCTTGCCTTTTTCTAGCTTTA